GCTTCAGGTTTGCCCTTAGGTACTTCCTCTACCGTGCTACCCATAGCAGCTTTTATACGATCATGTATAGCTGGAACATCTTTGATAGTAGGAATCAACTCTAGGAGTCTGTCGAAGTCAGCCGGTGTAGTGAAACCTTCTTCAGCCAACTTACCAATGACTCCGTCTACCACACCTTCAAGGTTTGGGAGGGTTTTGTGATGTGTAACCAGATGAGTTATACCTTTGACTGATGCGGGGCTAGGGGACTTCTTAACACTCTCAGCAGACTTAGTGTCAGGTTCTGCCTCTTTAACCTCAGCTGCTCCAACCTTCTCTAAAGCTTCTGCTTTAGTAGCTAGACGCTTCTTCCAGTTGTTTAACGTAGCTGCACGTATGAGACCTTTAGTCTTCTGTTCTTTAAATTCTTTAGTACCCTCATAGTGTTTTATAGCAGCTTGTAGATCTTTGACTGCTTCAAGAGATGTTACATTCTTACTCATAGCAGAACTGATAGCTTCTGATACAGAACGCATCTGTACCTTACTAGTTATGCCATTCTTAACTACATCCTGAAAAGTAGCATCACGGTTCTCGTTGTTAAGAATCCTATTCTTATCAGGTGAGAATCTAGCTAAAGCACCTACCTTAGACCTAGCTATCTTACTAATCTCTTTAGCAGCGACAGGGTTAGCTGTACTAACAATAGCTGCAACTCTCTCTATGTCATGTACAGATAACTGCTTAGCCTGCTCCAGAACTCTCTGAGAGGCTACTGTAGTGTCTTTAATAGCTCTGTTGACCGTATCTACGGCCAGCTTAGATTCCAGCTCTCTAGCAGCCTTTGTACGGGCTTCTCCAGTAGCTGTAGGCTCAACCTCCTCAATACTCTTGACTAAGGTATCCAGGTCTTCTTCAGTAGCTACTGCTTCAGCTTGAGCTACAGGTTTACCTGATCTACGTTTGAAACTTCCAAGGTTAGATGAGTCTAGAGCTTTAAGTAAAGTGTCCTGAGACTTATCTGCTTGTCTGTTTAGCAGTTTCTTAAACTCTTTAAGCTCAGCAGAGTTCTGCAATACCTCATCAGTAAGCTTATGCTCCTTCTGAAGTTGAACTACCCTTTTAGCTATCTGTGCATCAGCTTTTAGATCATCTAGAGTCTCAGCAGCATTAGTTAGGTCTACCTGTCTTTCAATGTCCTGTACTTTTAACTTAACGTTTTCAGAAGCGTTATCGTACTGATTACGTAGATCTACTTTCTCACCTTCTGAGAGCTTATTTCTAGCTGACTTATTCAATAAGTAGTTTGTAGCTCCTGCAGCACCGCTGTAGGCAGTCTTTACTGTACCCACAGCAGCATCAACAGTTGAGCCTAAAGCTATTCCTGGAGCAGTTACAACACCTTTGGTGAAGCCTCCAGCACCTAGTCCTAGAGCTGCTCCTGTAGATGCTTCTAACTGGTTTTCAGGATTATTTAATTCTTCCCATACAGCATCAGCTAAGGTCTGACCAGTCTTAGGATCTACGTTCTTAGATAGGATCTGCTGCCATGTCTGAACATACTCTTGAGCAGCTTCAGCACCACCAGCTGCACCTACCTTGATAGCACCATCACGTATACGCTTAGCTATGCTAACTACAGCTCCACTATCAGGTTTCATAGTCCTAACAAGAGACTGAATCTCTTTTAGGGACTCTTTACCTTTAGGTAGAACTAGATTCTTGAATATCCCTACCTGTGCAGTATTGGTTATGTAAGAACCTAGAACCATACCTGAAAGTCTTTGAGCGGAAGGACTTTCACCTGTCTCAGCTCTATAGTCTTGTACCTGACGTTCTACATCACCAGCAACCAGCATCGAAGCTTGAGAAGCTGTCTTACCTATTTCTTTAATTGTTTCATATCTATTGCTTACATCTTCAAGGCTGTCTGCTAAACGACTTCCTCTAGAGAGTACGTTAGCAAGACCTGCAACAGGTCCACTTGCAAGAGAAGTAGCTAGTGCTCCTCCAAGACCTGCTACAAGTGAACCTCCACTATCTGCAGCAGTGTAAGGTGCAGCAGCAGGAATGCTCTTAAATAAGTTTAAATACTTACCCTCAGCGATGTCTTGCATTACCTGATCTTGTAACCCTCGACCTCTCTCCCTAACTTCTGCAGGGAGTCCTACTAACCTATCTGCAACAAGGGGATTAGAAAGACCATCCTCCCTAGTAACGTCTGCATTGCCTCCCAAAGAGTTCTGTATCTCTCCTGCTATATCAGCTTGGATACCCCCTTCCTGAACCACACTAGATTTGAATATACCCCCTAGGTTATCTTCTATACTTGTACTCTGAGGTGGGAAGATAGTAGGAGGGAATGCCTCTGCAGGTTTACCTTGAAGTCTTGCAAGCTTATCTTCCCCGCTAGCTGCTAATGATCCCAGCTTTTGCGACTGTAGGTTTGATGGATCGAAGCGGAAGAAAGGATTAAAACTCATACATTATCCCCAAGACCTAATCTCTCGAAGTACCCACGGTCTCGTGATCTGCTCTTACCTCTCCAAGCTTCAGCAATCTGTAATGCGGTAGCAGGTTTGCCCCCATTGCTACGTTGAATATCTGTCGCTACAGCTTGCAGCATCTTAGGTATGATCTGCCTATACATCTCTTGGTCTGCCTTACCTGATAGATCTCCTTCACCGCCATAATCGTATCTTGGATGGTATCCTGCTTTATCTGGACGGTTACCGTAACGTGCAAACTTCTCTCCCTGTGCGACAAGTTTATTGAGGTATTGCATTTCAGCATTGGTGAATACGGATGAATATCTATCTTTCAAGTCTCTAACGAGACCCAGGGTAACTTGATGTGAACCATAGGCAGTAGAGCCTTCTGGAGTCTCAGGTTCAAAAGTACGAATGAACTTATTCTTCAAACTACCTGTCTCAGCTTTCTCAATACTTTTTGCAAGCTGTACTATAGGAGCTTTAGGACTAGACGCAGCAGCACTCCACAAAGTATCACCTGCCGTAGCTTGTGGTATGAGAAAGTCAGATATACTTGCACCTGCTCTTGCAAGAAATGGAGGAGTATTTGTACGTCCTCTGAAACTCAATGGATTAATTGCAGGAATGGCACTAGTAGGTTTCCCTGTTAAAGGATCTACGTCAGGATTGCTGACTTCTTCCTGTAAGAGATCTCGTTCTGGAACCTGACCACCTCGCTGTACTCTACCACGGTGTTCCTCAGGTATGATTGTAGGTACCGCTGAAGGTGTAAGAAGATTTCTAATAGTTTCACCAGGATTCTTAATAGTATCCTGAGTATCTTGCAGAAAGTTTAATAAAGAACGTTCACTTCTATCTACAGCCTTAGACGCACCTTCTAGACTAGGAGGGTTCTTCAGGAGATTCTGTAAGTCTTGATTACTGAATCCAGTGGAATCCTTTATAGCTTTAACTACTCCAGCAATACCTGTCTCTTTTCTAGAAGGAACTGCATGAGCTTTAGAACTATTTTGATATGGTGATCTATTTAGATCAGTACTCTGACCATTACCGAACAAATTCCCACTCTTGAGTGCAGGAATAAGACCTCCCTCGAATCCTGGGAGAAACTCGTTAGGGGCTGCTATCTGTTCAGGAGTAGGTTGAGCCAGTAGCTCAGGAGTACGTGGGACAGGAGTACCTCCTAATGCTGCAGCTATTGGATTAGGCGTAGGTACTCCTCTACCTCCAGCACTACCACTGTAGAAGGCTAGTATGTCTTTTATAACATCAGCGTCACTCTTACCTGTAGGCTTAGTAAGATTCAAGATCCCCATACGGGCTGCTAGAATCTCCTCAAGGGAATTGTAGTCCCCATCTTGCTGTTGGTTAGCATGATTAGGGTCTAATCTAGCTCTTGCAAGAAGTTCTTCAAAGCCTTCATTTTTGGTGAAATCAAGGTTGCCAATGCCGTTAGGGTCTACAGCCCCAGATAGTACATTCTGGATGGTGTTATTGTTATTTACACCATTAACTCGTAAAGCTGCTATAGTTTTAGCGTAATCTCCTTTGTTGAATTTATTGCCAATATAGTCAGACCTAAAGAGTTCGTTATCCCCACTAAAGTTGTTCAGCATGTAATCTATGATTTTCTGTGAACCATCACCATCTGATTTATTCCTACTGCTACCTCTACTGCCCCTACCACCTGTGCCTATACCTTGCAAGAGTTCCTTTGCCTCATCGAAAGAAGAGGTGGGGAAGTTTGTACGTAGGAATCTGTCAGTCATGGCATCTGCCGTATCGTCATCTACACCAAGTGTTTTAGCGTAGGTTCTATAGCTATTAACGGCAGTTCTAGCGTCTGCTATGTTAGTTCCTGCAGGAATAGACTTACCATAGCTCCTAGCAATTTCTAAGCGCTGTTCTGGTGTCATATCCCTAAATTCAGGGGTTTTACTTAACATTGACTGGATTGGTTGACTCTCAAGTCTATCAAAGGGGTTGAGTATCTTACGCTCGTAATCTCCTGCAAGCTTCTGATTCTGGAGTAATGTATCTCTATCACTGATGACTTTGTCAGCTTCAGCTTGTTGTAGTCTTCTAGTCTGATCAGCAGAAGCTAGTTGGCTAGTGAACAGGTTTCCCTGAGCTTCCTTGATAGGTATGTCAGATAAAGCACTACCTGCATTGGAGATTTGCTGTAGAGCTGACGTAATACTCCCTTCAGGTGCTCTTGGAGCACTACCTGCAATAGGATTCCAGACAATAGCCATAGTAATTACCTATATGTATAAATATTAAATAGCTGAACCATCAACACGTTTAGCATTCTGTGCAACGTAAGCTCTGTACTCAGGAGTACCGTAAGCAAGTCCAAGAGACTGTGCTGCAGAACTAGCTTGACCTTCTAGCTGGTTATTAACCAGTGTAGCTTGGTTAGCTATGTCTCTATTCATAGCAGCTCTGTTTATGTTAAAGGTATTTCTATTATCTTTACGTGTCTTATAGAGATTGTAAGCACCTAGAGCAGCTGCACCTGCTTGTATCCCTGAGCCTATAGTACCTAAAGTTTTAGTACCTGGTATAAGACTCTTAACCTGCTGACCTAAGGTAGGCTTTAAAGCCATACCGGATTGGCCTAACAGACGTTCATTATTCTGTGCTATCAATGCATTAACATCGAATGTCGGAGTACTGATATCATTAATAGGTGATCCGGCAAGTCCGTTATTAAAGTTGTAACCGTAGTTAAGACCTGTCATTACACTACTCCTATAAGTAGAAGGTTGTCATGGTAATTAGTTATGATTCTATCGTAATCATATAGCGCATCAAATTCATATAATCCAGTTACTGCTGGAAACGTCAGAGTATCTACAGACTTTAGATACGGACTCAGTTCCCTGGCTTTAGAGGAAGCATACCCCGCTTCTTCCAATTCGTCCAATCGTGCCTTACCTGCAGCACTTAATTGCTCAGCTTCTTCAACATCCTCAGCAATATCAATAGCTGTAGTGGTGTTATACGCATTAGTAGCAAGGTTTGAAAAGTTAATACTCAACTCTAGTAATTGTAACCCTGTTAGAGATTCTCCTAAGCTACTTAGAGCATCTCCCTCAGACGCTAGTGCTATAGACAATGCAACACCTGCAGCAACAGCTAATTCTGGGCTACCAGTCTCTTTAGCTACCTTAGATACTACAGCAGATACTGCATAGCTAAGGACTACTTTCTTACCTACCTCCAGTGCAATTATACTAGCTGCTGCTATACCTGTTGCACCTTCAGCTGCTATAGCTGCTTTGATGGATGAACCTCCAGTAAATACAGCAAGTACAACCAAACCTAACTGTAAGGCATCTATGAAGTTATCACTGAGATACCAGGCAACCTCAGTCTCAGAAATAGCGTAGAAGTCTACCCTTACAAGCCTGTCGTAGATATTAGTCTGTTCTTTAGGAGTCAATTGATTGAATGCGTACAGACTCACAGGAAAGGTGAAGTTTGGATCACCTAAGTCTACTGCTGCCATCTCGTGATAGCCTTGGTAATCAATAGCAGCAAGACTGCCTACAGTTCCTATAGTAAGCCTCTCGTACGTAGTAGCACCTATCTGCTTATTGATATACAGAGTAGTTCCACTAACGGAATGAGTATACGTACCTATATCACCTACTACTCCAGTCACTGAAGGCTCAAAGCTTTGAGTTAGCCATCCTATAGAGTTATTTATAGTCTGGTGTTCTACTGTCATGTAGAACCTATCTTGATTAGATATTACAGGAGTCTCTTCTACCAGCCGGTAGAAGGTATGCCAGAGCAGCTTAGCTATAAGTGGCCCAGTATCTGAGGGACTGACACCTATGTTTAGATAGGCATCCTTAACGTAAGTTATGTCAGGACTGGCTTCTATACCTTCCAGTAAAGCATCCAACTCTATATGCAGGATGTTTAGCATATCCCTAGTGGACTTTAGTTCTTCTGCTGTACTGTAGGTAGATACACTTACACCGTTCTTCCTCAACATCACCATAGGCAGTAACTCTAAGCCTGTGGTCTGATTAGTCTGAGCTTTGAGGGAAGGATAGACCTGAGTAGATAAGTCGTAGATCCAGTACTTCCAGTCTAATGCTAGAGGATCAGTATCACTGAAATGGTATTCGACTATGATTGACTGCTTTCTATCAGCAGTCATAATCAGCGTTTCACTAGTAGCAAGGGTAGCAGGTGCATACTGCACAGTACCGTCAGTGATAGTCACTATCCCTTGAGAGGTAATGTCCACAGATGGATCTGAACAGTTACTCAATTGTATGAAGAAGGTTTCTCCAGTATCGCCTGTTAGGTCTGATGTTATATCTACAGTGAAAGATTGGAGTTCATCCAGTGTGCCTACGAAGGTGAGAGTACCTGAAGTAGTCGTATAGTCAGCACCTGCCAAAGCTGTACCAGCTACCGTAGTGTAATCTACTGTAAATCCTACACCTGGAGTACCTATCAAGATAACGTCTACAGTGACGCTAGGAGTACCCTCAGCTACTGTTTTATCTGGAATACGTATACTAGGTGCATCATCATCAAAGATGGTTGTAGAGACCGTTGAGGGAGTTCTGGCAGCTACTCTCTCAAAAGCTACTCCTGTATTGGTTATAGTACCTATGGATACTGTGAAAGCTCTATTACCGTCAACTAATGCGTTCTCTACCGTAGGTACACTAAAAGATATAGAACTAGTGTTCTCTAGCATTACTACTGAAGTTACAGGTGTGTAGTCAGATCCTGGAGCAGCTCCTCCATAAACTAAGTCTATAGTTACAGACTTACCTGCAGGTACTGTACGAGTGCAGTGTACGGTATAATTAGCAGAATCCCCTTCTGTAACACTGGAATCTCCGGTAATCCAGAACTCAGCAAGAGCTGCTTGCCTGTGTATGTAAACTGAATAATCTACAGCAGGGCTATTAATATGGTTATGGTAGATAGTCCAATCAGTGTACGAAGCACCTGTAACGCTATCAGTATAGGTGAGTGTTCCTGAAGGAGGCTTATAGAACGTGGGAGAAGCCTGTAGAGCTTCTTGGAAGTACTGTAGAGGTGATGGGTAACCAGATGTAGTCTTGAGTGCTACAGCAGTAGCTCCGAACTGAGCTTCAACTGAAGCCTGTGCTACAGCAGGAGTTACCCAAGCTCCGTGTATAGTTCCCTCAGGAAGTCCGTGTACGTAATCATTAAGACCATACTTATAGAATGATGTGACATCTACCTTGGTAGAATTGATGTGAAACCAGTAATGGTCAAAGAAACTGTTCTTACTGTTTGTATCATCAGTCTTAGTAAGTACGGCTCTGGTAACAGCTAGATCTGATAGAGGTGTAGCACTTTCTTCGTATATCTTTGATGATACCTTAGCAGTCTGTACGACTGTCTCATCTTCAATCCCAAACCAACCTGCAACACCTTCTGTGACATGGACAAGACTATCCCAGGCGTCTTCAGCAAGAGACTCAGTAGTATCCCAAGCATCTTCAACGAAGTTTTCAGCACTATCGACAGCGTTACTGAGTTCGTCTTGGAGGTCATTAAGGCTTAGCCCCATAGATTACTCACTAAACATCTGTTTCTGTGATGTCTATGGGGGAGAGGAGGTCATTTAATATGTCATTAGCTACTTTATCTATGTTGAAGGGGAGGATGGTGTCAGCTTTCACAGCTCCTACGCTCAAAGCCATCTCAGATGCGTACCCATCTATCATCTGACTAAGCAGCTTCAACTTGGAATCTGTTTTGAATCCTGTATTTTGAGCAGACATGAGTGCTACTTTCTGAGCAGACTCAGCATCTTGACGAATGGTTGCAGCTAACTGCTCTGCATTTCTGTTGTCAGTTAATGTAGTTTCAGCTTCTATTTTTGCTATCTCTTTATCTACTATGCCACCGGCTTGATTGCCTTTAACTTCTGTGGCTATCTTCTCTGCAAGTAAGTCAGCCTCTAGTCCTGCACGTTCCTTCTCTAAAAGGAACTTGGAAGACTCAGCTAAGGCGAACTGTAATGCACTTACGTAAACTGTAGAGTAGTCCTGGGCAGTAATTCTGCCTTGGTCAAACTGATCCACGATATGAATGTTTACTGACTTCATGATGACATCGAAAATACCTGTACCATCTGACACTGTATGGGCGTTGGTTAGGTCTGTAACCAGTATAGTTGTCATATCGTAGTCTCAGTTTGTAGTGTAACTTCTTATTGAGCAGAACTGTCATTGTAGCTAATAGCGAACTTCTTGACGGAAGTAGGAACCTTATTACCTGTACGCTTACCGTCTATAATTTCATCTTTATGCAGAGTAATGACAGAACCTTCTGCAACATCTATCAGACCCTGCTCCAGTTCAACAGGAACATCTAGAGGGACTAGCTTAGAGATACTAAAGTACTGGTTCTCAAAGCTTAGATAAGCAGTAGTCATGAAATCGTTTTCACGATTATCACGGTTAGTTAGTGTAACAACACGAGTAGCGTAAGCTCTCTTTCTACCAGCTTCGATAGCCCTCTTCCGTTCTTCCAATTCGGATAGTCTACGGCTTTTCATTGGGCTTACCGCTTCAAATTCTTGAGGGGAGTTATCCTCCAGTTCATTTTCATCTACCTCAGGGAGAGCAGTACTTGCTTCCATAGCTGAGATAACCAGTTCTTCGAGCTTTAGTGTTGGAATATTTTTAGCGAAGGTCAGACCTAATTCTTCTGCTTTAGCTAAAAGTTCGTCACGTTCGTTCATGGGAATTCCTTAGTTAGTTAAGTTGCAGGGACTCAAATGAATCCCTGCAGTTGTTTACCTATCTTATGCTGAAGCAGCTACGAGTATTTTCAACAGACGTTCTTCACGGAGTATCAGACCTGCATACCACATGTTGTAGCTGAAGAAGCCTTGGGTTCCGTAAGGGTTACCCAATTCAACTACGTCTGGAGATTGTGCTCGGAACTTAATCTTGTCATTGCCTTTCAAACCAACAGTGGCAAAAGAGCCTTTAGTTGGGAACAAGATTGGGAATACATCGAAACGTACCTGAGCGTTAGCATAAGTGCTTCCACCGAAGAATGTGTTCAATGCAGCTGCTGAGTTAGCATCGTGAGTGGTTTTTGCCAAACCACCAGTATAAGTACCAGTTACGTTACCAGCACCACGATAGACAAGGGCAGACTCAGACTCAATGAAACGTACATCGTTCATTGAACCTACTTCGCCTTCAGCCAAGTTAGACGCATCAGCGTATTTGTACGCAGGGATGTATACATACTCGGTTGTACCATTGTCAGTCGTGTTACCACGTACAATGCTCTCAAGGTCATACTTGACCTCAGGACCAATGATTGCGTAGAAAGCACGATTGATTGTACGGGTATCAATCTTAGTTGAGCCAGTAACAATAGTGGTATTACGCTCTGCACGATTGCGAACCAGCTTACGCACAGCCTTACGGATAAGGTCATAGCTAACTCTGCTAAGAGCATCAGTAGAACCTGAACCAGCGTTAGAATCTACACCTACAGTAGCCATAGAGGTAGCTGTACCAGGGTACATAACGTTAGTTGTGGCAAGCATATCTTTCTGAATCAAGTCTTCACTACGACGGTTAGCTAACAAGCCTAACTCTTCGCGGTAACGTACCTGAATCATGTCCTCAGAGAACATATCCACTTCATCAGAGTAATCAATCATCTCACCGTAGCGAGCGAATGAAGTCTCGATAGTGACTTTCTTAATAGTCTGCTTGTTGACTGCACCTGCACCTTCAGCTAATGCAATACCCGTCAAACCTGCAGATACATCTGCAATGTTACGAGAAGACAAATAACCTAGAGTACCGAAGTCACCGGCACCTGTCTCACGATCGAAGATGTGTAACCACTTACTAACTTTGTAAGTCTTACCCATGTTCAGAGGCATAGAGCGTCTGTCTGCGAATTGAGCGTACACTGCTACGGCATTAGCAGCTTTAATACCTGCTTTGTCGTAGTAATGTACAATTGTATTAGCACCAGCGGTTGCGGTGGTGGTGCCATTGCCATATACGTTATCAACCATAATGATTCACCTTAAGAGTTGTCCATGATATTTTTATACCATGAATCGAATTTTTCATCGTTGTCGTCTAAATAGTCAACAACGCTCTTGCTACCTGCTCTTGAACGAGTAGAGGTAGCTGCTCTTTTCTTATCTGCAGCGGTGGAATCACTTCTGAATTGTTGGTTAGCTTTTTCTGCTGGATCTTCTACTTGGGGAGGAGTTGCATTCTCCTTACCCAGTATCCGTTGTCCTGCCAATAAGTAGTATTCAATATCAGGCTTAGTTCCTCCGTCTAACATTTTTAACTTCGTCGCTTCTGGCGCTACCTTCGCAAAGACCCCAGATTTGACATCGGTGTGTAATCCTATTATCCAATCAGGATTATCCGATAATGCTTCACGGGATTTAGCATCCCATTGCCTTCCAACTATGTCAACTGTCTGAGCGTACTCAGGGTCTCTAGATAGTTGTCTGTCAATCTCTATAAGTTGTTGCTGATGCTCATTCTTACCGTAATCTCTAGGGACATAGGGAGTGTCGTCTTCCTTATCGCCTAAGTCATAGATATCTATAGACTGTTCTTTGATAAGTTTCTGAAGTGCTGCCTTGTCACCCTTGAGTACGTCAATAGCTAAGTTCAGCTGTTCCTGTGTAATATTTTCCTCTTCTAATGCAGAAACCATCTTCCGGTATGGAGATATTTTCTGCATCTTCTGAGTGTAATCCATAGCCTTACCGAAGACGGTACCGAACTGCTGATTGATTTCGTCTTGAGTAAATTCAAAGTCCTGCCCATTAGCTTTAAACTTATAAAGCTGAGGAGCAGGATCTCTGTCTGCTACTTCTCCTTCTTCTTTTTCTTCCTTGTCCTCTTCTACTGCAAGCTTCTCTTCCTCCGCAGCAGGAGCTTCCTCCTTGAAAGCGTCTAAGTCATCTGCAGGATCTTCTTTTTCCGTAGTAGTGGTTGTAGGCTCAGCCACTGCACCAGACCTACGGAACTCTGCAAGAGCTTCTATAGGGTCTTCGTCAGATGCAAAGATGCGTTCTCTCTCAACGTCAATCTTGACTTCGGGTTCATCAGCGTTATCTGTCATTTAAAACAGCCTCCTCTTCCTCATCGGTGAGGACAGGATCAGTGGCTCCTTCATATTCTTGTTCAATCATCTGGAAGAAGAACTGTAAGTTACTAGCTGCAACCAAGTCCTCCATAATGTCAGATCTTCTACCCTGAGCTTTAATCTGTGGTACTGCTAATAAGCTAACAGAAGCTAAAACTTTGCCTTGGAGGTAACCTTCGAGAATGACAGTCTGGAAATTCTTGTCTTCTCGCAATGCTTTCAAGGCTTCACCCATCTTGATTGCATGGCTAATTTCTCTTTCGACAGCTAGTAGTTCTTCATTAGTAGACATTCATATCACCTTTAGTTGTGGAAGTAAGGGGTTATCCCTTAGTGTTTCCTTTTACGGATTTCTCTATTAACTTCTCATTGAACTCATCTCCTGAAGACCTTCTCAGGAAGTCCAAATCTTTGAGATCAGTATCAGAGTCTGTAGATCTAGCCTTAGCTGCATCTAGATTAGCTTTAGACTCTTTCAATCTCACATCTGTTTCGTTTTCAGTTGCTCTGGCATTACGTTCGAAAATTTCTGCTTTCAACTTCTCAATCTCAAGCCTTGCTACCTCCTCTTGGTACGGATCTGGTTGAGGTTCGAACTCTTGTATCATCTTAGCCAAGTCAGGCATTTTATGTAACTTAAAGTACTGCGATAGCAATAGGTTCAACATTTCAGGAGGTAATGTCTGTCCTAATGTCTGTAACATGAAACTCAATCTTTCAGCCTTAGCTGTACTGTCTTCTGCTGTAGTTACATCTATTTGTATATCTATCTTTCCCTGCAGATCATCCCTACGTATGGCTACAAACTCACTGTTAGTTACACGTATTACTTCCTCGTCCTGAAGGAACTCACTGTTATAGGCCATCCACTTACGTAGGAGGGGCTTAATTAGATTCTCAGATATATTACGTACAATGTCCATACGACGCACTGAGACTGCGTCTAAGACGCCTTTAGAGGCTGTAGCGGTACTGCCTAGCTGATTACCCTTAATACCGTCTGAGAAGCCCTTAACGCCTTGTAGAGATTCTGTCTCAGAGTTCACCATACTTAGTACGTCAAATACACTGCCAGGAAGTTGGTTGTACCCACCTTCAAAGAAGTCTTGTGAAGTACCATTAAACTCAAAGTTCTTACCACTTAAGAAACGCTTCTTGTTAAGAGGATCCAAAGTGCCCTTCTTAATACCCTTCTGGGCATTATTAGAATGGGCCATATTGTCTATGATACCTCTTTTGATAGCCGTAGTTATCTTCTGGTTATCACCTGTAAGTTCTGCAGCAGACTCTCCATACAGCTTGAAGGGTTTACCGTTGTTCTTAAGAAGTATGAAAGGAATCTTTCTGTCAGGATAAGGATTATCTGCAAACTGGATGATAACGTCATTTACCCAGGTACAGACGATAGGCTTAACTATGCCAGAACCATCTACATCGAAGAATCCCCAGTACTCATATACGACTAACTTCTTTCTAGGTTCATCTGTGAATTTAAAGTTGATGTTATAAGAATCTAGGTTGTCAGCAGTAGATTCAAAGTCGTTGTCATCAGCAACTCCACCCTTGGACAGCTTCTCAAGGTTCTTATACTTACGGGTAGATTTCAGTGAACTCAAGTCTGATTCGTATCTATGGATAACGAATTGAGCCTTATCAATGTCACCTTTACAGGTAGGATCTACATAGGTGTCCTCTAATCTACACACCTCTGCATGAGGACGATTCTCAAGAACCTTCAGCTGTTTAACTAGCTGTTCACCAATCTGTATCTGTTGCCCTGTGTAAGGGTCTATCATGAACTTAGGGACGGCTACTTCAACTTCCTCATCTGAGTATTCCCAGGAAGTCTTAACTACTACAGTACCTTCAGAGTAGTGGAGTTTGATTACATCTGTCATGAAGGCGTATCTGTTGAACTGTCTAGTGAACTGGTAGTTAAGAACTAGCTCATTTTGTTCAGCTGCTGCACGATCTTCAAAAGTAACTGGGTTACATGTGACTATATCAGCTTGACCTACGAACGGATCTTTGATGGATGCGTGTTGCCATTCGTCTTGACGTTTGATGTCTCTAGATATGAAGGCACTCTTGCCTTTCTCTTCGTTACCGTAAGGCTTAC